TAATCGACATTATCAAGATTACTTGAACTGGATTGCTGAAGGAAACGAACCCGAAACGCAATCCTGTGCCGCTGTGTGTGAGGTTCCAAAATGAAAGAAGCCGCAATGAACCAGCCGCTTTTTACCGGGAAAATTTTAGAAATTTCGGCAATGGATGAACTTATCACCCATGCGAAATACCATGTGACCGCCAAAGACGGCGAATTTGTCGTTGAAACCGAAGGCAACTGGTGGTTCAGCGACAAGATTCTGAAAAAGCCATATGCCGAAGTCACCGAAGAAGATGTGATTGCCTGGATTGAAAAAGAAACCACGCAATCCGGGGTCAATATCATAAAATCGCGCCTGGTAGAGCAGTTGGCAACACTTCAAAGTCAGAACAAAGTTGTTGCACCTTGGCTTCCGCAAGTTTTCACTCCAGAAATTTAAGGTGCCAACATGACTACGCCATTCGACATTGTTAGCCGCGCATTGAAGGACATCGGTGCGCTTGAAGCGGGTGAAGTGCCCAGTTCTGATGCGGCGCAAGATGCGTTCGACATGCTGAACGACATGTGCGCCCAGTGGTCAAACGAAAACATGATGGTCTTTTACAAGACCGAAATCATTTTCCCGTGCGTCCAGAACCAAATTCAATACACCATTGGCCCTGGGGGCCAGGTCGGTTCCACGTTCACCGGTTCCATTTCTGGCACGACCCTGACCGTACCGTCCAACGGCGTGACCCAGGGCGCCATCACGATTGGGCAGACCATTAGCGGTTCCGGCGTCACCGCGGGCACCACGATCGTGGGCTTCCTGACCGGCGCTGGCGGCAACGTCAACGAAGGCGGCACCTACACCGTCAGCAAGTCTCAAACGGTCGCCAGCACGACCATGACGGGCTACTACGAGCGCCCGCTGACCATTGAATCCGCGTTTGTTCGCGTGACCACCACCAGCAACGGTGTGCCGATTTACGGCGGGGGCCTGGATTACCCGGTGTCGGTGTTCAGCCTGGAAGAATACGAATCCATCGGCCTGAAATCCCTGAACGGCCCGTGGCCCAAAGGCATCTATTACCAGCCGAGCGAACTGCTGGGCACAATTTACGTGTGGCCGAACCCCGCGCAGGGCGAAATGCACCTGTTCGCGTCGACCATCTTCCGGCAGTTTTCCACGCTGACCGACACCATCCAGCTGCCGCAGGGCTACAACAACGCGCTGCGCTGGTGCCTAGCCGAGCGGTTGATGCCCATGTACGGCAAGGCCAGCCAGACGCAAATCAGCATGATTAACGCGTTCGCGGCCCAGGCCAAGGCCACCGTCAAACGCACGAACATGAAGCCGCCGCAGATTGCGCGTTACCCTGATTCGCTGATGATTGGCAAGGCCAAGGACGCGGGTTGGATTATGGATGGGGGATTCCGATAATGGCTGATTTTGGTTTTGTCGGGCCTTCATACGAGGCGCCCAGCATTTACCAGGATGCCCAGGAGTGCATCAATTTCTATCCTGAACTTGACCCCCTGAAGCAGCCTGGCGAACGCGGCGTGGCCGCGCTGTACCCCACGCCTGGGCTGACTGCGCTTTTGCTGTTCCAAAACCAGCAAGAAATCCGCGGCATGGTCACGCTGTCTGGCGGCGACATCATGGTGGTGGTTTGCGGCCCCTACGTCTACGCCATCACATCCAGCTACACCACCACGATGGTGGGCCAGCTGAACACCAACACCGGTCGCGTCGGCATTACCGACAACGGCATCAACGTCTACATCGTGGACGGTGTTTACCGTTACACCTGGCGCATTTCTTCGCCATCGTCTGCGGTGTTTACTGGTTCGATCAGCGGCACGACGCTGACTGTGACCGCAGTCACCAACGGCACCATTGGCATCAACCAGGGCTTGTTTGGTGTTGGAGTGACCCAGGCCACCGTCATCACGGCGTTGGGCACCGGAACTGGTGGCGTCGGCACGTACACCCTAAACACTTCGCAAACCATCCTCAGTGAGCAAATGAACAGCGCCGCCGCGGGCGCCGTGGTCACGGGTTCGATTTCGGGCACCACGCTGACCGTTACCGCGGTGACCAGCGGGACGCTGTATATCGGTCAAACCATCCAGGGTTCTACCGTCACGGCGCAAACCATCATCACAGCCCTGGGCACGGGCACTGGTGGTGCGGGCACCTATACGGTCAACAATTCGCAGACCGTTACTTCGCGCACCCTGTATGGCCTCAACTGGTCGGTGCTGCCGTCCACTGATGGCGCATTCCAGGGCGGCACGAACGTGGACATCGTGGACAACTATTTTGTCTATAACCGGCCCGACACCCAGCAATTTGGCGCTTCGTCTGTGCTGTCGCCCATTTCGCCCGCGTTAAGTTTTTCCAGCAAAGACGGCGCCCCCGATGACCTGGTGACGCTGATCGTTGACCACCGCGAAATCTATTTGCTGGGGGAGGCATCCAGCGAAGTTTGGGTTGACCAGGGCACCATCCCGTTCCCCTTCACCCGCATCCCCGGCACATCAACCCAGCACGGCATCGTTGCGGCATTTAGCGTGTCCCGCCTGGGCAATTCGTTTGCCTACCTGTCGCGCAACAATCGCGGCCAAGCGCAAGTGGTGCAAATGAATGGTTACGTCCCGCAGCGCATTTCTACCCACGCGGTGGAAGCCACGCTGGCGAATCAAGATGTCAGTGACGCGATTGCCTGGACATACCAGCTGGAAGGCCACGAAGTCTATGTGATTTCGTTCCCGACGCTGAATTTGACCTGGTGCTATGACATTGCCAGCGGCATGTGGCACAAATGGCTGTATACCAACAACCAAGGCCAATATGAACGCGCCCGCGGCAATTGCTGCGCCGTGTTCCAGGGCCAAGTTTTGGTGGGCGATTACGCCAACGGCAAGGTCTACAAACTAGACAAAACCAATTACACCGATGACGGCCAGCATGTGCGCCGCTTGCGCCGTGCCCCGCACCTGGTCAGCGATTTCCAGCGCCAGTATTTTGACGAGTTGCAAATCCAGTTCCAGCCTGGCGTGGGCACCGTAAACGGCACCGCCGAAAACCCCCAGGCCATGCTGCGCTGGTCGAATGACGGTGGTTCCACCTGGTCAAACGAACACTGGACATCAATTGGCCGTATGGGAAAATATGCAAACCGTGCGATTTGGCGGCGCCTTGGAACGGCGCGTGACAGGGTTTTTGAGGTTTCTATTTCCGACCCTGTGAAAGCCGTAATTGTGTCGGCCAATTTGAAAGCAACCGCGGGGGAGAATTGATGCTACCAACACCACAGACGCAGCCTTATCCCCAATCGGAATTTCTTGATCCGACGACCAAGCGACCCACCCGGGCCTGGCAGCAGTTTTTCATCAATCTGCTGAATTTCACCAGCGCCAGCACGGCCACAGCTGGTTCCGCGGCCCTACCGGCTAACCCGGTGGGGTTCATCAATGTGACGGTGAATGGGGTGGCCTACAAAGTGCCCTATTACAACCAATGAGCATTGCACAAGAATTGATGACCATTTCCAAAGAACAGAATTCTTTGGAAAAGGTGGAGTTTCGGCAAAAGGTTTTGACGTTGCAGCATGGCATCCAGCAAAAAATCGCCGAAGGCGAACTGGAATCCACCCTGGAAGACTGCACCCTGACGCATTTTTTCGCGCCGGTTGATGAAAAGTATGGCTGTGGCACGTATGCCCGGCAAATGTTCATCCCCAAGGGCACCGTCATTATTGGCAAGATTCACCGCCACCAGCACCTGAACTTCATCATGAAGGGCAAAGTTTCGGTGGCGACCGAGTTTGGCAAAAAGTATTTTGAGGCGCCCTGTACGTTCGTGTCCGAAGTTGGATTGAAACGCGCTGTTTACGCCGAAGAAGACACCATTTGGACGACCGTTCATTTGACCGCGCACACCGGCGAAGAAAACCTGGACAAGATTGAGCAGGAAGTTATTGCGCCAACGTATGAGGAAATGGGATTTATTTCATCGGTTGATGACTTGATGAAATTGGAAAATAAAGGGGAAACGCTATGACCTGGGGAATGACCGCCGTTGCGGGTGCAACACTTGTTTCGGGGGCAATGGGCGCAAGTGCTGCAAAAAGCGCAGCAGCCCAACAAGCCGCCGCCGCCGACCGCGCTGCCCAAGTGCAGCGGGAAATGTTCGACATCACCAACGAACAGCAAGCCCCGTATCGTGAGGCTGGCTATTCCGCGCTGAAGGACATTGCCGCAAGCAAAGATTACTTCACGAATCAATATGGCCCGGAAGACTTCGCCGCGGGGCTTGACCCCAGTTACGCGTTCCGGTTGAAGCAAGGGCAAATGGCGACTGACGCCGCCGCAAACCGTGCAGGCGGCCTGGTGGGTGGCAATGCCCTGCAAGGCATGCAAGACTACACCCAGGGGCTTGCCAGCACCGAATACGGAAACGCATTCAACCGTTACCAGACGCAGCGCGGCAACATCTACAACACCCTGGCTTCGATTGCGGGCCTGGGGCAGACTTCGTTGGGCCAAACCACCCAGGCTGGCATGTCGACGGCTGGCAACATCGGCCAGGCGTTGATTGGCAGCGGAACGGCCCAAGCAGCTGGCACGATTGGCGCCGCCAACGCAATGGGTGGCGCCCTTCAGGGCCTGGGCAACACGTACATGCTGTCGCAAATGCTCAAGCCCGCAGCACAAACGCCGGTCATTCCGCAAATGCCAGCGCCGCAACAATATCCGTCCTTCCCGGCGCCTTCATATATTGGTTAAGGTGAAAACATGGCAGATTTAAGCGTCACACCCGTTGCAGGACAAATTAAGCCGCCCCAGGTCACTTCACTGGCTGACATGCTGAACATTGCCCGCGGTGCCCAGGCATACCGGCAATCGGAAGAAATGAACCCGTTGTTGGTGCAACAACAGCAACAAGCGGTAAACACATCGGCTGAAGCCTATCGTCAAGCCTTGCAAATGAACCCGCTGTTGGTTCAACAGCAGAGACAAGAAACAAGGCGCGGCCAGATTACGCTGGGTCAGGCCGAGCAAGCCGACACTGAGCGCCTGAGAATTCAGAATCTGATGGAAACCAATCCTGGTGCCCTGATGACCAATGGCATGTTTGATCCTGCCAAACTGAATAAGGTCATCCCGACGCTGGCGCCATACACCGGCCAGGAATACATCACCAAATACACCACGCTTGGCCGGGCGCAAAATGAATTCATGGATTCCAGCACCAAGCTGTCGCAGGGAGACAAAGCGGTGATTGCTGGGCCGCTGGGTGTTCTTGGCCGTTCGGGCGTGAGCGACCCCAAAGTGTATTTGAGCGAACTAGATTTTCTTGCCAAGCAGCACGAAGGCAATCCGAACATGCTGCGCCTAATTAAAGCGCAGCGCGAAATCATTAGCCAGCTGCCGCCTGGTGAGCATGTGGCCCAAGGCGCTATTCGTGCCAGCGAATCCCTGTTGACCCCGCCACAGCAGCGCGAAACATTTGCGCCGCAGCCAGGCACCCTTAGCACCGGCTCGGAAGTTGTTTCGACAGTCACGCAACCTTCGATTGGTGGTTCAGCGCCCAAAATTTCTACCGGCCCAAGCCTGGCACAAATGCAGTTGCCGCCAGGTTCGCGCATGACGGCGACGGGCCAAATGGACATGAACAACAATCCTATTTACGAGGTCAAAGACGCGAACGGGAATGTTGTTGGCACGGTCACTGTGCCCGCGGGTGTGCCGCAATCGTGGCTTCCTGGTGGTGGCGGTCAGCCCGCGCCTGGTCAAACAGGGCCAGGCAATCGCGCAACGAATGTGCCGATCGTCCCTGGGCCGGTATCGAATGCCCCGGTTCGCATGCCCCCAGGCGAAAACGCTGACACGCTAAGAGCGGCCCAACAAATCCGCATGACTGCAAACAACGGCGCCGCTGAGGTGCCGATGCAGCAGTTCAACAGCAACCAGATCATCAAACTGGCCGATGATGTCATTACTGGTAAGGGCGTGGGTCTGCTGACTTCACTCAGCGGTGGCTATGCGGCGCTGCCGTGGACTTCCGACCAGGCTACCAACCTTAACCAGCTGGGTCATTACATGGCGCTGCAAACCGCTTCGCTGGCAAAAACTGCTGGTCTGAGCGGCACGGACGCGGCCAACCGCCTGGCGGGTGAAATGAGCGGCACGACGGAATGGACGGCCCCAGCCATCAAGCAGACTGCGCGGGTCAACCGTGCGCTGTCCACGGCCACAGAACTGTTCAACATGGGCGTGGAAAACGCATTCAAGAAAAGCAACGGCAATCCGTTTTCTGCCCGTGAATTTCAGAACAAGTGGTCGGCCACGACTGACATCAACGCCGTTCGTTTGTATGATGCCCTGAAGAACAACGACAAAGAAGCAATCGCCGAAGTTGTGCGTCAAGCGGGGGGCCAAAATTCGCCTGGATACAAAGCCCTGGTGGACAAAATCGGCAAAATGAACGCGCTGATTAAGGGGCAATAATGGCCGAACTACTAGACCCGACAAAAATTGACGAGATGGTGGGCAGTGCGTTGGGCACCAAGCCCGCCGCCAAACCGTCGACCAGGCAACAAACGTCTGGCCCCAATTTGTCGGGGCTGGATTCCGCTTTGGCCCAGCGCCTGGAAGAAGCCCGCGCCGAATACAAACGCCTGTATGGCAAAGAACTTCCGATCACCAGCGGTGTTCGTACCCGTGCGGAACAAGAGCGGCTATTCAAAGAAGCGCAAGGCGGCAAGCCTGGCGTTTACATGCCGCTTAACCCGGCTGATTACCCAAACCGCCAAACGTTTCACACCGAAGCTGTGGACATCAGCACGGATGTGCCCGAATCGTTCTTGAACAAGTTTGGCATTCACCGCCCGCTGGGGAAGAAAGACCCTGTGCATGCGGTGCTGATGCCCGCCCCGCAGTCAAACACGGCCGCAGCGCCTTCCGGCATGATGGGCATGAACGAAGACTTGCTCAAGCCCGAGAACATTAACGCCGCGGTGAAAGAGGCCGTGACGACTGTTCCCACAAAAGTCAAAAGCAAATCGGGCACATTTTTGTCCGACGTTGGCGCCAGCACTGCAAGCCTGGCTGATACCGCTTTGAATGCGGTAACGGGCACCCTTGATTATTTGGCTTATCCGTTGGCCCGCGCTTATTACGGAACACAAATGCCGCCCGAACAGGCGGCTGAAAGAGCCAGGCAAGAAACCACCAGCGCCAAAAACATTGTTGGTCGAACTTTTGGTGTTGAACAAACGCCTGAATATCAAAACGAAGCAAGCCGCAAAATCATGGAAGCGGCTGCACAAGTTCCCGGTTGGGCTGAGGGTAAAACCGGCATTCCATTGACGGCAAAAACAATTTCCGAAAAAACCGGCATTCCCCAGGCTGACGTTGAAAGCTACCTTAACACCGGCTTGTTTGCTGTTCCCGGTTTGGCAAAAACCAAACCTGGGCAAGCCGTCACAAGGGCGGTCGGCGAGGAAGTGGGCGTGGCCGGTCAGGCATTGAAGCAAGGCGCCCAAAAGGTCACGCCAGCCCCCGTGCAGCGAATGGTTGGCAACGTGGTTGAGGCCGTCGCGCCTGGCACAACCAACATGCCCGCCAAAACGCCGGTGCGAACCCTTGGAC